GGCTGGCCTCAGTGCCGAATTACCGATTAATCGGTGTTCGTGCCAGTGTTGACTGCCTGTGCATCAGCAACGTCAACCACGCCAGCAGCGGAGATCGACAGCACGACATGGAAGCCAGCCGAGGACACGGAGCCCGAGCTGGTGGTCACGCGGTAGATCAGATCGCCAACTTTCAGGATCGAAGCGATGCTGTTGAAATAACCGCTGGTATCAACCGTAGCGGCGGCATCAGTGGTGGTGTAAGTCCACATTTGCGGGGCATTGCCCGCTTTGGACTGACCACCTGCGGCGTTCAAGCCAGCTGCATCAAAAGCCATGATTCAGCCCTCCCTATTAAGCTGCAGCCGCAGTGTCGCGGGCAGTGATCTTGACGATACCCTCGGCATCGATAGCAACCGAACCCGCCGAGAACAGAGCATTGACCAGCCAGCTCGTTTTCTCAGGGATGTAGTTGATCTCAGTCTTGGGTGCGATGCCTTCTGCGTAGCCAATAGCGTCGCGGTGGAAGGCGTACAGGGTGCGGTCAGACGAGCCGTCGATGGGCAGGCCACCTTCTGAGCGGTCGCCCAGGATGTGGAACTGGAAGCCCATGAAGGTCGATATTTCGCCCTGAACCAGCGCTTTGACGGTGTTGAAGTCAGAGCTGGTAACAGAAGTCTGCTCAAGCATCGCAGCCAACGAGTTGGCGTGGATGATGATGTGGCGACCCTCGGAAGGCACGTTCTTGGCGTTCAGGATCTTCGCGGCCTCGCGCAGCTTCGAGATGTTCATATTGGTGTTCGCGCCACCAATAGAGTTGGCCACGGTGCCGGTGCCAGAAGCGGCAGCCAGCGCGTCGAGAATCAGCTGATCCTGACGGCGACCGATAGCAGCGCCGACCACTTGGGCGAGCTCAGAGCGCTCGTCAAAATTGACCTTTGCCTGCGAGAAGATGTCCGAATACTCGGCGGCGTTCCAGTCCGACATCGTGCAGGTCACGGTCGAGAAGCCGACGTTCATCGGGGTTACATCGGTCTGGGTTACGCGGGCAGTTGCCACGCCGCGACCGACTTTCGGGAATTTTACTTGGGAGCCTTCGACACCACGACGCTGACGCACAGCGCCCACCAGCATTGCTTTGCCCTGGTAAGCCTGTTTGACTTCAGCATCGAACAGCGTCACAAAGGCGTTCGAGAGAGAAACGCTCATTTGTATACCTCGTTCGGTTAAGTAGTCAGGGGTTTGCGCGTCGGTGAGCCGGGTATCCGGGCCTTGCTTGCTGCTTACGGCAGCCAATCGGTGGTGTCTCGCCACAGGTCAGGGCCGGTCGCCCGGTATGCCTTGCGGCTGATTGTATTGTCGCGTGAACTATTTGCAACACGTCCGATTGGCAAATGGACAAAAAAAGCCCCGCCGGGGGAGAAGGCGGGGCAAAGAGGCGACAATGGCAAGTCGCCTGCGAGAGATCAGTCCTTGACCACCTGGGCAAACATCTTCTCCACCTTCTGGCGGTATGCCGCGTCGGTCTTGTATTTCGGATCAGCCACCATCGCATAGAGCTCGTCCTTGGTTGGCACGCCATCCAGCGGGGCAGTCTCAATCGGCATCCGGCCTTCGTACATCTCACGCAGCTTGGCCAGCATCGTGATGCCTCGAGCCGTACCCGCCATGATCTTGAACTCGTCCCAGTCCTCCTGACCCCAGGTTCCCTTGGCGATCAAGCCGCGAGCCCAGTCAGCCATGCCGTTGACCATTGCGCCGCCGTTGGGGCCGAGCTTCTTCATCTCGGCAGCTGCGTCCACAGTCTCGCCGCCGACCAGTTCCTTGGCCTTTTCCTGAAGCTGGCGGGACAGGTCATCAAACTGCGCTTGCGAGAGTCCGTTTTCCTTTGCCCAGCCGACCAGCGTTTGAGCCATCGGGTTCTCGGTAGCGTTCTCGCCAAACGAGCTCACGTCATAGTTGCCGTCCTCTGGTGCCTTGTGCTTGCCCTGGCTGATCTGCTTGCGCAGGTCTGCCCAGCTTTTGGACATGGCCTCAAGGTTGGCTTCGCCTTTCTCGGCGTTCCAGAAGTTGTCAGGCAAGTAATCCGGCTTGGTTTTGGGTGCGCCGGTATCGGATGCAGAACCAGCCGGGTTTTCCGGTGTCTTGTGGTCGATGGCGACCGCATCCTTGGTTTCCGTATTGGTATCGTCTTGCAGGTTCACGTTATCGAGTAGGCCAGTGCCAGCACTGGGCTCGACGGCGGTGTCTGTAGTCATAGGTTCCTTGCTTGGTTGATCCGCGCCATTAAGTCCCGCACGACGTTTCTCTGCCCTTCTGCAAAGTACGCGTGCGAGGGGTCAGTGCCCGGCACGGCGACAGGCACGTCCACATACATTTCCTGCAGCCACTTCAGCAGCGCCAGTCCATCCTCGGTGCCGAGTACGCGCAGGCAGAGCCTTGCCAGGTCATCGCGCTGCTGGGTAGCGGCACGGATGTCAGGCGACTCATCTAATGCTTCCAAGTCCTCCCAGCTCATGCGGGCGCTCCTTCAGGGGCTGCTGGCTGTACGCCTTGCTGCATCATCTGAGCCTGCGCCATCGCAGCCATTGCCTGCTGCTGCTGGGCTTCTTCCTTGATGACAGCGCGTTCCTCGGCGGTGTTGCGAACCATTGCTGGCACGCCCAGCTTGTCGCCCACATAATCGACCGCGACCTCGTTCTTAAGCGCCACCTGGCCATCTGAGCCAAACGCGCCAGACTGCATCAGCTGCTGGTACTGGATGATCGCGTTCACTTCTTCCATGTTCTGCGCCATCGCCAGCGGTGCGACCGGCACCACCTTGACCTCAAGGCCGTTGACGCGCAGTGGCAGCTGAATCAGACCGCGCTCGTCCATGACCTCAAGGATCTTGGCCACCAGCGGGATCATCGTTTCGTTAATCAGGCGACCGAATGCAGAGCCAAGGTTTTGCGAGAGCTCTTTCATACGCTCGACAATTTCGGTTGCCGACCGTGCAGACATATTCTCTGGAGGCAGGGACTCGTCCAGCAGGATGCGCTTGATGTTGCTGCGCAGATCGTTGATGACCAGCTGGCTGACGTTGAAATCGCCGGAGCGTGGCAAGGCTTGCAGGGCTGGGCCTTGCGGGCCACCGTTGCGAGCAACAGGGATGATCGCGCCGGGAATGATCTTGACCGTGTTCGGGTTCAGCACGCCATCGTCTGCTGCCGTGTACACACCAGCGACCGCGATGCTGGCGTTCTTTAGCAGGAGCTCGATGGTTTTGTTCAGCGTCTTGATGTCTGGCAGGGCAGTCATCAGCGGGCCGCGACCGTAGATCTCGCCTGCAACCTTCATGTACCGCGAGATCACCCAGGGCGATGATTTGCGGCGGCGGTAGACCAGTTCCTCTTTGCCTTCCTTCCAGATGACGTGATAGCAGTAGTCGCCACGGCCAGCGTCGTAGATGGTTGCTTCCAGCAGCTCGATTTCCTCTGCGGGTTTCTGCTCGATGCGGCGCTTAAGGTTGGGCGACAGCTTGGCATCAGGCCACTGGCGCTCAATGCTTTCGCCCTTCAGGCGCATCCGGCGATAGACGTTATCGACCTGACCGTTTGCGCCTTCCTCGTAGCTGACCAGAAACAGCGGCACCGGCACAAAGTTGATTGGCGACACATCATCACCAGGCTGCACCATCATGCAGGCAGTGCCGACAGCCAGATCCAGCAGGAATTCACCGATGGCGATGTCGAAGTTGGACTGCTTCAGCACGTCAAACATCTTGTCTCCGTAAGAGTCCAAGATCTGCTGCAGCATCGTTTTCTTCTCAAACGGGATGGTCGGGCCAGCCTCAAGCCGCGACCACTTGCGCTGCGGCGGGAACACCACTGATTGCAGACGGTTGGCAAACCGCTGGGTCGAGTTGATGGCAGTCGAGTCAAAGACGCGCTGCATCTTCTTGCTGCCGGTCGCGCCACCTTCCCAGACTCCATACAGCTGACGCTGGGGCAGGGCGAACTCATACGCGTCCTGATACAGCTGCTGAAACTCGTCCTTCTTTGTCTGCGCTGCAGCTTGGCGCTTGATGATCTCCTCGACCTTCAGACGCTTGCCGCCTAGTGGTTCCTTAACCATTGCTAGTCATCCTTCTCATTCTTGTCAGTAATTGGGCCACCGACCAGCCAAGCGTCACATGTACGGTCGCCAGCGCACTTGAAATGCAGCAGTTCGCAATAGCCAAGGTTGGCGGCTTCCATAACGTCATCGTCATAGCCAGCTTCCAGCTGCGGATCTTTTGCCTCAATGCCAGCCTTGATGCACTCAAGCATCTGCGATGTCTGAATAAATGCAGCGCAGTTACCGCAGCGCATGGTCTTGGCTTCTGACTCAGGGCAATTCCAGATAATTGACTTCCGAGTCCAAAACGGTTTTGACGGCTCACCAGGATTTGCTGGGCCGTAGCCATAGCTGGTGAAAGCAATGGTTCTGTTCTTTAGGTTGACGTGCAGATCTCGCGTCGGAAGCGGACATTTGTGTCCTTCTTCTTCCTCCAGCTCTACATCACGGAGCATTGACCTAGTTGCCATGTCACGCCTTTGATTTGTTCATCAGTCCACGCTTGCGCTTGGCACGATCCTGCTCTGACAGCGCGATGGCAATTGCTTGGTCACGGCTCGTCACCTTTTGGCCTGAGCTCGACTTCAGATTGCCTTCCTTGTACTCACCCATCACTTTCTTCACTTTGTCCATCATGCGTCCTTCATTAACGGTCTTGATGTTCTGCGCGATACAGCGGCCAGTCGCGCACCTTTGCGCTCGCCAACTTCGCGCTGATAGCCTGTTTGCAGCTGTTGCTTCTGTTGCTCAAATTTTCCTGTGTCAAATTCAGGAAGTTGCGGAGCTGTCGGAGCAGATGGTGCTTCAGGAGCTTTTTCAGTAAATGTCGGAACCGGGCCGCGCTCTCTCGGCTTGTACAACTCAAAAGTTATTTTTCCTTGTGGCGTAGTGATTCGTTTTGCTGAGTAGCCTTCAGGCAATTCATGCAAGAAATAATCCCTGCCATTGATGTTTGCATACGCTGTTGATGCGTTTCCTTTTTGTATAAGCCTTACGTTCTTGTCTCCAGGGACGACAAGATCTTGACCTCCGACATCGGACTCATACTGAGAAAGCCTGCTGTTGAAATCGTCAAGACGCTGCCTATATGCAGCTGCTGCAGATTCGTACTGAGGCATTTGCACTTCTTTGTATTGCTTAACAGCCGCTTCATACGGAGCCATGAGTTCATCGCGCTGCTTCTGATACGCGGCGTATTCAGACTCGTACTGACCAGTCATCGACTCAATATTTTGCTTGTACTGCTCTGCAATGCGAGTCAGGTCAGACTGCTTGCGCAGCATCATCCGCTTCTGATATGCGGTCGCCATTACTGAATCCTCATGCCGGAGCCGAGGGTTGTGGCTTCAACTCCGAGCTCAGGTGTCATGCGCTCTTGAGACAGCAGCGATCTGCGACCACCTCGAGTGCGAGCCCGTAGCGCAGATGCTTCAGATGCCGCAGCCTTGCGACGTTCCTCGTCGGCAGCCGCTTGCACTTCCTTGGCTTTCTGCTCCATTGCCAGCTTGTTCTCTTTGTACTGCAGCTGCTGCGCGTCAAACTGCTGACGAGCCAGATCCGACTGCTGCTGCAGCGACGTGCTCTGCTTCTGGTATTCAGCGGTCTGACGGGCGACTTCAGTGCGCATTGCCTCTGCATCAGACTTCTGCTGCTGCAGGGCACGTTCCTGCTGACGCTCTGCGTCTTTGCGGGCTTTGCGACCCTCGTATGAGCTATATGCTGCCGTTGCGAAAATGGCTGCAGCAATGAAAGGCATGGTTATCTCCCTAGCAAAACTTCATCGATCTTTGACTCGTCTGTCTCGTCCGTTGCATGGATGCAGAACCAGACAACATCCTCAAGCGCCATGACCTTGTGGTTGATGCCAGCCTTGATCTCAATGCAGGCCGGGGCGATGTACTCAACCGTTTCACCTTCTGTTTCCACCACAGCGCGACCACTGGCAAGAATGCTCAGGTGGTCATAGTCATGCGCGTGCGTCACAGCAAAATGCCCAGCTGGCAGGGTCATCTGACGTGCGTACACGCCGCTGCTGAAGTGGTGAACGATCTGCAGGTCAACTTCAAAGGCGCTCATATACCAACGGATTCTATTGAACTATGGACATGCATCAATCAGTGTGATTGCTCTGCGATATATCAGGCAAAGATGTCGAAGTCAGTCCCGGCCTGTACCTGTGCCGGTGGTCTGCCGCCGAGCTGGTGGGTTCTCGTCATGCGGTTGTACTCGCCGCCACCCAGCATCAGGTAGCCAAACGAGTCACCAATGTGCGAGTGCTCATTCTTGTTGGGCGCATCTCTGAACCGTTCCTGACCTGCGCCGATGGCCACCCGCTTAAAGTGGTAGCCGCCGCCCAGGGCTTTTCTCAGCAGCTTGCACTTGCGGTTGACGATCAGGCCTGGCTTACCTTGGATTAAGCGCTGCATGGGCGCTGCAGCGGCTTCTCGGCGCACCTTGAAATCGTTGCTGGCAGTGGGCTGTGCCCGCAGGCCCAGCGTCTTTAAGAAGTCAAAAGCCGTGACCTCATAGATCGCATCTCGAGCCATACCTGCCGGGTCGCCCCAGACCAGTACCTGGTGATTCGGGTAGGCAGCATTCAACTCTGCGAGCAGCTGGTGGCCGAAGCGCTCCAGGCCCATGTCGAAGGTGACGATCTCGTCGTGGATGACCCAGCGACAATTTGGCAGGCGCTGTCCAACGGTGGCAGCAGGGGTCAAACCAAAGTCCAGCCCGACCTGAATCGGCACCGTTGGATCGACCTCGGTGTCGCCAGACATGGTGCCGTCCTCATACTCTGGCCAGACGGGGCGACCTTCCTGCACATAGGTGTACTGCCCGCCTGCATAGCACTTGATCCAGTCAAGGTTCTTGCCCAGCAGCATCTGCTGGTAGTAGCCACCCGGCAGGTTGTTGATGTTCTCCGCACGCGGGTTGACCTTCCACCACTTGCCTGCAGCGAATACATGGTCATTGGCCTCTGGGTTGTCTGGCAACTCCTCCGGCACGACATCAATCACGCCGCCTGGTTGCTTCCAGAACTTCCACGCGTATGCGCCGGTCATCTTTTCCTTCTCGGCCATGTTGTGCCACCAGTGGTCATCGTCCATCGGGTTGGTGTCCATCCAGATGCCGTGCCAGGTTGCGCCGCCGTCACGCTTGGTCGGGTATCGTCCGACTCGGTGCGTCAGGCCATCAATGACCGCTTTGGGGAGCTCGCGGGCTTCGTTGACCCATGCGCCGGTGAGCTCAAGCGAAAGCAGCTTTCTAACGTCTTTGGGCTGGTCTAACGCCAGAAAGATGACCTCGCAGTCGATGCCTGCAGCATCACCCCTTGCTGGCAGTCGGATGTGGTGCGTGATCGGTGGAGTCCACAACATCGGGCCGAACGTGGACTCTGGGAACAGATCCAACCAGGTTTTGATCGTGGTGGTTTTCAGCATTGGGTAGCTGTTCCTGACCACTGCGAAACGGGTGTACCTCACGTTGTCGATAGGGGAGGGCTTCTGCTTGATGGCCTTCAGGAAGATCTTGCTTGCGCAGCCATAGGACTTGCCCGAGCCCACCGGCCCCATGATGCCCTGCACGAACGCATTGCTCTGGATGAAGTCGTAGATCACTGGG